TTATGCAGAAATTGTGGCCGCATGTGATATTGATCTGGAAGCAGCTCTGCGATCTGTGTCATGGGGTCTGGGTCAAATTATGGGCAACAATTACAAATTGGCTGGCTGTTCATCCGCTCAAGACATGGTGGAACAAGCTATGGAATCCGAAGTAAATCAACTCAAACAGATGGCGGCGTTTATCAAAGCGGCAGGTCTGTTGGACGAGTTGCAAACAAAAAATTGGGCAGGCTTCGCAAAAGGGTATAACGGGCCAGCATACGCAACAAACCAATACGACACTAAGTTGGCAACTGCTTACAATAAATACAATGTCGCTTAAAAGTTGACGCGTTGTTCATGTCGAACAACGCGCCACCGAGATGCTTAGTTAGTTTCCGGTGCAAGTTTAGCTGCCATCTCCTTCACATCGTCTTCCAACGCTGTGACAGCCTGCGGCATACGGCGGATTTGATTTTTGATCTCGTCCTCAACTCGCGTCAGGAAACTGACACGCGGATGCAAAGGAAGAGTTTGCGGGCGCGTCATGCTTTCGGTGGCAGGCACCGCCTGCAACTGCATCACAATCTGCGTCATCAATCGCACAGCGCGATAATCTTCCGACGTCATAAAATTGCGTCCGTTTTGACCGGCCCGAACCATAACGATGTTCATCAAGCCAGCTGCAATTTCTTCGTCTTGTCCTGTTGGTTGTTCGTCCATAGTAAGCTCCTGTTGTTAAAGATTGCCTAGCAACGGCGACCTACATTTCTCAGTTAAAAGACAACTTGTCAACAGCCATTTTGTCAGCTATACGTTTACCATGTTTAATTTCAAAGCCTTCCTCCTTGAACACTGGCGTAATGCAGACATGCTGCAACGCTTCCTTGCAACCTATGGCATTACCGACTTGAAGAAAGACTCCATCTACAAGTGGTACCTGCGCGAAACCATCCCTGCGGATTGGTTTGCGGTGCTGCTCGGACTGCTGGAGCTTGAAAAGGGCAAACCGGTGAGCATCGCCGGGTATCTCAATGACCGCCCCGTTTGAGCTGGTCCTTGCTGGTGATCCGGTAGGCAAAGGCCGCCCACGCTTTTCAAAAGCAACCGGCCATGTTTATACGCCAGAGAAGAGCGCCCGTTTTGAAGAGCGTCTTGCTTGGGCAGCACAAAGTGTTTGGCAAGGCAAACCCTTGATGGATGGACAGATTATTATGTTCATCAATGCTTACTTCTCCATTCCGGTCAGCAAGCCTAAAGATTGGAAGATCAGGGCAATGGCTGGCATTGTGCGTCCAGTCAAGAAGCCTGACATCGACAACATTGTTAAAGGCGTGGCTGACGCGCTGAACAAGGTGGTTTACGTCGATGACACGCAAATTGTCATGGTAAAAGCGGCCAAGTTCTATTCGGACAAACCCCGCATCGAAATAAAGATATACCTGTCGCTTGACATCTACGACTGAAAAGACATATTGTCCGTTATACACCGAATCAGAGGGCAAGAAGCCATGACACCGATGCCAACACAAATTGAAGGGGCAAGATTTCTTGCCCAACGCCACAGGGCGTTGCTTGCAGATGAGCCACGGGTCGGAAAGACCGGTGCTGCCATCATTGCAGCCGATATGATCCTTGCTAAAAAGATTGATGTGGTCACGACCGCCTCTGGCCGCGCCGTATGGCGCAGGGGTTTTGCGGCTTGGTCAAAGATGGGCCGTTCCGTAGCCATTGTTGGAGTAGATAAAGATGCCGAGAACGCAGATGTACGCATTTTGTCGTATCAAGGCGCAATCAACTTCAACAACAAGCGGAAAACCGATCTCGTCATTCTGGACGAAAGTCATTTTATCAAAAACCCAGAAGCCAAACGTACCGAGTCAATTCTTGGTCGAGCAAGTATCAATGGGCCGAACATCATCCACGGGAATTCACTCGTTCAGCCTGATACGCGCTGTTGGTTTTTGACCGGAACCCCACTGCCGCACGATCCCGGCGACCTGTTCACAACCATGCGCACTGTTTGCCCAGAGCGTCTGTTGGCAAACCCGTGGAAGAAGTGGCCCGAAGTCACGACTTTTGCGGCGTTTCGTGATCGTTACTGCATTGTCAAAATGAAGAAGATTTCCAACTGGAACAAAATCCCAGTGGTGATCGGTGGGCGCAACCTCGAAGAACTGCATGATCGCATCGACGGGTTTATATTGCGCCGCACCCAAAAAGACATTGGTATCCGTCCACCAGTTTTTGATCTGTTTCCGTTTGTCGCGGACAACAAAATTCTCAAGATGGTTAACGGCGACGGTATCAGGGAAGATATTGTTAATGCCGCCATCGAGGGCAACACCCGTGAACTCGACATGCACCTCGGCCCATTGCGTCGGCTTACCGGCACAATCAAGGCAGAGCTGGCGGTAACCGCTCTTTACGAAGAGTTTGAAAGCGGTCTCGACAAGATTGTTTTGATGTACTGGCACAAAGAGGTTGGGGATATTCTCCAAGCCAAACTTGCCAAATATCACCCGCTTCGTATTGATGGCTCAACGTCACCAAAAGATCGGGAGGCCGCAGAGCAGGCTTTTAACAAGACGAATAGGCATCGCGTCATGCTTGGCCAAATACAAGCGGCAGGCGAAGCGATTGATCTATCATCCGCTGCGGTTCTTTGGTTCGTGGAGACCTCTTTCACACCCAAGGATCAAGCACAGGCCGCCTTGCGGATAACGAATGTGACGCAGAAACGGAACACTTATGTCCGTGTCTGCTGCATAGAAGGCTCTATCGACGAAGCCGTTCAAGCCGCGTTGATAAGATTATGGACTGCAATCAAAGGAGTTTTGAAATGATCAATATCGACATCACGTTGGACCCCGCTTTGGGGGACATTAAGAACCAGCTCGACAACTATATGAAAACACTGGGCTATGTTCGGGCCACAACCACTTTAACCCCAGTGGTTTATAATTTTTCACCGGAAAAAAATGTCTCCCCCGCCCCAAAAAATTTTGATGAAAGGACAACTTGTCCTACGTCACAAATGGTGGTAGAAATCCATTCGACAGGCTCAACAGAACTTAATGCAGAACCGGCGAAGGATTTCAAGATGAACATCGAACCTATAGTTGACCCATATGCACCCAAGGCCCGAAAGGCCCGCAAGAAGTCGGACGTTGTGACCAAGGAAGAAGTGGTCGCATTTGCCAAGGCGGCGATTGACCCGCAAGACCTCGAAGATGAAAAGGCACATGCCGAAACATCGCCCAAACTGACCCACGACGATCTTCGGGCCGTGGTAGGTGAGTTCACCAAGGTTTACGGGATTGCCAAAGCTCAGAAGATGATCCCCGTGATCCTCAGCTGTGCGATTGTGGAAGTGCCGGAAGACGGCATCCAAGAAGCCATCGACAAAATTCGTGCCGAAATCACCGATGTTGAGGACGAGCCGGAAGACAACGATGAAGGCGTTACCTTTGCAAGCGAAGCCGATGTGCGCGAAGCTATGATGGCTTACGCCAAAAAGTATGACGGTTCCGATGCGAAGATGACCAACACATTGGTCGATGGTCCGAAGATTTTGGCCCGAGAGTTTGGCGACACCATTACCGCCATCCGTCTCATTCCAAATGACCCGAAGTCTTATGGTCGTGCGCTGGACGCGATCAACAACGCAATTAACTTCAACCCATTCATGCGGGAAATTGCACTGTGAAAAACACACACGCCCAACGCGACCACGCTGTGTGGTCGGCCAGCGCCACTGCTGCCAACTGGACCTGTCCGGGCCGGTTGGCAATGGTGACGCTGGCACCAGAGGACGAGGAGTCGATCCACGCGGCGCGTGGAACGGCGGCCCACGAGATTGCCGAGAAAGCCCTGCGGTCTGACAACGATTGCGGAAAGTATCTCGGCAGCACCATCAAGACCAAGAAGTTCGACATCGAGATTGATGAAGAGCTGGTCGAAAGCGCCCAGACCTACGTCGATTATGTGGACGGTCTGAATGACATCGTGGATCAGCGGTGCGAGTTGATGCTGGAAAAGCGGTTCACGCTTGAACAGCTTGACCCACCTTTTGACGCTGGCGGCACTTGTGATGCCATTGTCATCAACCCAATGATGAACACGCTGGAAGTGGTGGATTTGAAGAACGGTCGCGGCGTGGTCGAGGTCAACGAGAACAAGCAGACACGCACTTATGCGTTGCTCGCAATGCTCAACATTGACCCAGAACTGGCGAGCAAGGTGAACTATATCAAGTCCACCATCGTCCAGCCCCGCGCCTACCACAAAGACGGGCGCATCCGGTCGGAAACATTTCATGTGGCCGACTTGGTTGAATGGACGCACGATCTCCTTGCCGCAATGAAACGCAGCAAAGAAGCCTACGATGCGTTCCAAAACATCAATGGCAGTCGCACAAATTTTGACGAGTGGGCCAAACAGTATCTTGTCCCCGGCTCGTGCAAATTTTGCCCCGCTCTTGCCATGTGCCCACAACACAGGGAGCAGGCTTTGACCGTTGCACCGGAAATGGCAAAGCAGTGGTTTGAAGACACAACACTGGAGACACCACCAATGTTAAAAAACGATGTGGAGCTTTTATCGACAGACGAACTCTCGCATATTCTCGACGGGTTGGAAAATTTGGAAGATTGGATTTCTGCTGTGCGTTCTTTTGCGCACGCTGAAGCAGAAAAAGGAAAAAAAATTCCGGGCTACCAACTTGTAGAAAAAATCGGCAACAGAAAATGGGCCGCCGATGAAGAAAAAACAGTTTCTGATCTGAAAAATAAATTAAATTTGGCGGACGAACAAATTTTTTCAAAAAAAATTCTGTCGCCGTCACAGATCGAAAAAATTATTGGCACTAAACGCAAAGGAGAAATTGAAAATATGTGGACTAAGCCTGTCACCGGAACAAATTTGGTGTCAGAGAAAAAATCTAGCCGACCCGCTGCTCGCAGCAAAGTTGAAACTTTTTTTGAACCTGTAAAGGACTAAACGTCATGGAACGTAGCGCTGATTTCAAAACCCCTCTCTGCCGTGTTGCATTTGCAAACACATTGTTCAAACCCCGCGCTCAACTGTTGGGCGGCGTCGAGAAGTATGGTTGCACGCTGATCTTCCCGAAGAACTCCGATATGAGTGTGCTTCAAGACGCGCTTCGCGGCGTGATCGTTGCCCAGTGGGGCGACAAGGGTCTGGAGCGTGCCAAGGCCGGTCTGATCAAGAACCCCATCCTCGATGGCGGTGGCAAAGAAGGCCGCTCGAAGAAGACCGGAGAGTTCCACGCTGGCTTCGGACCTGACGTTGTGTTCATCCGCGTCCAGTCTGCCAAGGCACCAATGGTGCGCTTTAAGTCGGAGAACATTCCGGCCACCGAAGATGAAGTCTATTCCGGTTGCTACGGCAAGGCAGTGTTGAACGCATTTGCTTGGCACAACGACCAGAATGGTGATGGAGTATCTTTCGGCATCCAGTTCTTCCAGAAGTTGCAGGAAGGCGACCGCCTCGGCGGCGGTGGTGGTGTCGATGTCTCGCAGTGGATGGAGACCGTTCCCGATGAAGGTGCGGCCCCCGAAGTCACTCGTAGTGGTTCTGGCGCAGCCGGTTTGTTCGGCGCGTAATTTCAACGGGGTGGGGCAACCCACCCCACTTTAGGAGTAAGACCAATGACTGATGTTGTTAATTCCTCAGAAGCCATGCAACTTCTGGACCGCATCGAGAAACTCGAAGCCGAACGTAAAGAGATTGCCGACGATATTTCTAGTGTTTGGCAAGAAGCAAAAGCGTTAGGCTTTAGCAAAGAGCTGAAGAAGGCACATGCCATCCGCAAAATGAAACCCGACGAGCGGGCCGTTTTGGGGGTCTATGTGCAGGCTCTCGGCTTGTTCGACTAACATCAACGGGGAGGTTGATATGTGGACAAACTACGCAGTTAAGACAATGAAAGACCTGATGGAGCAAGGGTGGACCGCCCGAAGGATTGCCCTCCATCTGGGGCCGGAATTTACCCGCTCCGCGGTGATCGGCAAATGGAACAGAATGGGTCTGCGGACCACACGTTACATCGCCGTAGAACCCAAGGTTGCCAAAGTCCCAGACCTCCCCACCCCCGACATCAAAGGTGTCCTTTTTGACGATTTGGAAAGCGG